TACGTTAGCCGCTACTTGCCTATCGGGGTCAATTTCGCGTATTGATATGTCTGTGACATACTGCACAGCACCTTCTTCTAAACCTTCAAGTACACCCTCTCGCACTGCTCCGCTAGCAGTTCGGTCTAACCTAGAAGCAAACTCTTCCATCGCGCTCACGGCGGCTTTATTTGCTTTAGGCCCAAACAAAGATTCTGCTAGTTGGTTGCCACCCAACACCTCCGATGCAGTAAGTGCCATAACAGCACCCATAGCCCCTGATTTTTGTGCTACTCCCGTTGCAAATTCTGCGGCTTCTAGTAAATCTGCATCACTAAGCTCTTGTGCTGGTAGCCCTGTTGCCTCTGCTATACGTGCGTATTCTTCTTGGCGTTTTCTTACAAACGTAGCATGTGCGTCTTCGTATGCCCCACCAGCCGAACCCCCCGCTGCTTCTGCTACATCACTTAACAATGTGGCATCCATAGCAATCTTAGACGCATTCATGTTATCGGCTATCTTTTTAGCCGCATCATCTCCAAATTTTCTGAGAGCTGCGGAAGATAGTTTTGCTCCTGCGAAACCTAGTCCACCTACGGCAAACGGCACGGTTTCTTGTACAAACTCTTTGGCTACGTAGTCAACAAGAAATTCTGTGGGGTTATCTACAGCAGCGCCAAAAATAGCTGCTCCTACATCAAAAAAGCTATCTTGCCAACCTGCGTCTTCTG